GCAATCAAGGCTTGTTTGTCACGCATTTGCTTTAACTCTTTATCGCTTTTATAAGTTAATGCTTTATCGTTATCGGCAATTAATTTTGCCTCTTGTTCATATCTCTGTTTGTTCAAAGAAGCAATCAAAGCTAATTTTGCTCTAGTTTGTTCTAATGTAGAGTTATATTCTTTTTGTTTGTTATCAGCACCACTAGGAGTATTAGCAGGTTTAAAGTTGTTTATGGTTTTAATTTGGTCAGCAAGTTCCTTAACCAATGGCATTATATCATTGATTTGCTTTTTGGTTTGTTCCGAGATAATCTCTATAAATTCGTTTGCCATAACTTATATGTTTAAAATAAAAAATGCAACTCTTGTTGGAGTTGCATTACATTCAGTACAAATATAGTAATTATATTTGTACTATGTATTATTTTTTTTTGTATATTTGTATTGTCGAGGTCAAGCGATAAAACAATTTAATAAAATTCCCGATTATTAAGGACTTGACCCCTTTTTATTCGGGTTTTTTGTATTATGGAAATTTGGAAAGACGTTGTAGGGTATGAAGGTTTATATCAGGTATCTAATTTAGGAAATGTTAAAAGATTGTCAGTTAACAAATTGAATGGTCGTTTTTTTAGTATTTGTAAAGAAAAAATATTAAAAGATAAAAAAAATAAATATGGATATGTAAACATTACTTTAACTAATGACGGAAATGTAAAAACATTTTTATCACACAGGCTAGTCGCTATAGCTTTTATACCTAATCTAAAAAACAAACCTTGTGTTAATCACATTAATGGAATTAAATACGACAATCGTGTTGAAAACTTGGAGTGGGTAACAGCAAAAGAAAACACCAAACACGCTTATGATACTGGATTACAAAAATCAGTTAAGGGAGAATTACATTGTCAATCTATACTAACTGAAAAAAAAGTTTTAGAAATTAGAGCGAGTAATTTAAAACAAAAAGATTTAGCAGTTATTTATAATGTTGGGTACAAGTTAATAAGTCAAATAAAATTAAGAAAAACTTGGAAACACATTTAACTTAATTTACTACCTATACTTTTTTTGCTTTGTGCTTTTATTTTATTATCACACATTTTTTCGTAATAAATAAATTTAATAAGTAAAATTTCATCAGGTAGATTCCTTTCTAAAATTGTTTCAAAATTTACAATAGTTTCAAAATAATCGAATTGTTTATTATCTTTAATTTTAGTTAAATTTTCTAAATCAAATTTAGCAATATTTAATTCATTTTCGATTAAGCCCAATTCCACTTGCAATACGTTTCTTATCTCATCTTCAAATTTTCCTTCTAAGTCTATTCCTATACCTATATCTTTTAAGGCTTGTAATAGCGTATTACGTATTTCTAAGTCGGTTTCATTGAACATTAAGAAGTCTAGTACTTGAACTACACTTTGTATTTTATGTTCCATAAAATCAATCTCCTGACGTAATCTCAAAAACTCATTCGACCTATAATTATTCGATTTAACAAAGTAATCATCATAAATAGCTACAAACACTTCCTCTGCATCTTCTCCTTCTATCGGTTCAAGCAAGTTAAAATCCTTTGTTTCTAAAATATCGAAGAATAACTTTGCAGGGATATTGCTTATCGAGTTATACTTACTCATTTTTTGTTAATTATTTTCTTTAAATCGGCTATGAATAATGGTTTTATAATCACATATTGGAAATCCTCAAAGGTTTGTTGCTCTAAACTCATTATATTCCCAAACATATCTACTAATTTATCTCTTTTTGGATCTGTTGCTCCGAATATGTATTTATTCTGATTTGGTTTGTTTAATTTAAAACTATTGATAAATGCTCCAGTTAATATTAAATCTACATTTCCATTAGCTCTTGGATTTTGTTGATATTTTTCATTACCATACCAATCCCATTTATATCTTCTTGTAGTTTTATTACTGTAAATATTTCCTTGCTCGTATTCTTCCTCTTTTAAATCTCTTAAAATATCCTCATTAGCCTTAATATGTACGTACACCATCTCTCTCAAAGTGGTTATCTTCGATACTGATTCAAGTCTGCGTAACATTTCGGCTGCACTTGCCATTTATTTTTTCTTTTTAACGTATGCTTTAATACTAATCTTTTGTTTTTTATCCCTGCAATCTAAACAATGTGCATCCTTTGTTATCTTGGGATTGCATATAAACTCCTCTATCAACTCTTCATTTGTTTGGTTGGTGTTGTGTAATATCCAAAATCTCTTTTGGTCTTTTGATAGTTTCAACCATTCGGTTGCACATTCTCCGAAAATCTGTACATTAAAAATTTCCATTCTATTTAGGTTTTAGTTAAAAAAAATGCCAATCGTTTCTGATTGGCATTACATTCATTACAAAGATATACAAAATTTATTTGTAATCTACATTTATACTAATTCTTTCCAATTTATTGATGCAGCTAATAAAGCTCCTGCCCCTGCTGTTTGTAATGGACCAGCAGCCAATGCTAAGACGCTTGAACCTGTTATAGCGACTGTCCCTGCAGCATTATATCCTATCACATTAGAGTTATCAGCTAACATAGACAAATCAAAAGTATAAACTCCGATTACGTTTGGAATTATTGCAGTCCAAATAGTTGTACCTGTTATTGCTGTCGATGCTGTGGCAGCTTGGTCAACCGTTGTAACCGACCCTGCTACCGTTGCAGCAAAAGTTGCTCCCGTATTTGGTGTTGGTAACATTAATAATGCTACTGTAAGTGCTGTCGCTGTTGTTGCTGCTACAGCTACCGTTATTGATACTGATGTTGGTATAATTCTTGCTCTTTTTGTTAAATCATTTGTAGATGCTGCTCTTAATGATAGTATTGGGTAATAAGTATTAGCAGTCACCCCACCTACTTTTAAAGTTGCACCTGATGTACCGCCAAAATTTCTCCAACCTCTTATACTAACATCGCCTTCTTGAATAACTACACAATTAATCAATGTTAATTTACCTGGTTGAGCTAATACACCGTTAGAAACTATTTCAGCTCTTACAGGTAATGTTCCTGTTCTACTCCAAGAAGTTGATAAACCGTTTACAGATGATATTTCGTGAGCCCATACCATTCCATTATCTCCTGTCTCAAATCCATAACGAATTGTACCTACACCTAACCATTGGTATTCTACAACTAGATGTTGAGCTTTAGCCCAATCAAGCGTTATACCTGATGCTCCTGTGCCATCCATTTTATCTTTATTCCAATCATTTTGTAGTATTCTTTCTTCTGCTCCAGCAACGCCTGCCGTCATATATCGTCTTACTAATGATACTGATGCACCATCGGCTTCAATGTAAAATCCATCACCTACTGTTGAAGGATATATCCACTGGTCTGTAAACATTCCAACTCTTTGTCTAACATTAGTTATTAATTCGTTAAAATTAAATGTTACTCTAAACAAAGTTGAGATACCAGGTGCATAACGAATATGGTTGTACGATTGAATCCAATATCCTGATGTGGCAGTAGTCAAAGTGTTCAACTCCAAACCATATAAGTTAGTGGTTAATGCTTGTGTTCCTGATGCGGTTGCAGTAGATTCCCAAAGTTGTGTTAAGGTAGAAGTCAATACCGTGCCAAAAGTTTGCTCAAAGGCTATTCTAGCATCCGACACTCTTACTCTTTCAAATGAATCTAAAGTAAAATCATCGTGATTATATGTAGTTGTAGCAACGCCTTTTTGAATAACGTGTAAGGCTTTTTCTGTTGGATCTACCGTTGCTATCGTAGAATCAATCCCTGATTTTAAAACTGTACTCATTTTTTATATTTGTATTAGATATTTTACGGTAAAATTACCACTTGCGTTGTTAAATGCGGTTGCTCTTAAATCGAATGAAACATTATCAATTATATTTTCAATATTAAAAACAATGCCATTTAAATAGAAATCATCTAAACTTGTTTCGCTTGTTTCTTGCGGTATAAACGATATATTTTTAATATTGGCATTAGTTATCAAAGCGTTTAAAATCGTTGCTATTTTGCTGTCTGTTTCGTTTCCTAAATCAATAACAGTTGTTCCTGTGATAGTGGTTATTATAGTTCCATCTGCTCCGTCGTCACCTTTTACACCCTGTATTCCTTGAATACCCTGTGCGCCTGTTTCTCCTATATCGCCTTTCAATCCTTGAATCCCTTGTATGCCTTGTTCACCTTGCACTCCCTGAATCCCTTGACTTCCTGTATCGCCTTTTACACCTTGAACGGACATATCGGTTGTATAAGAATAAACTACACCATTCCAAAGGTATAATTTACCATTATCTACATCCGTTGGGTCAACTGTTGAAACGATTGCAAACTCTCCTGATGCTATTCCTGTTGGTGCTGTATCAGCTAATAAAGCTGCTAATGTAGTGTAAGTTTTTGAAATTTTAAAACCTTCTCCTGTTATCCCTTGCTCACCTTGAACTCCTTGTATTCCCTGAACTCCTTGTATTCCTTGTAACCCTGTGTTGCCTGTATCTCCTTTATCACCTTTTAAACCTTGTATGCCTTGAATACCCTGTATGCCTTGCGCTCCAACATCGCCTGTATCTCCTTTTGTACCTACTTCGCCTTGAACTCCTTGACTTCCTGTGTCGCCTTTTACTCCTGTTGCTCCTGTTGCACCATCGAAATAATCTATTCCCTTAATCGGTGTATATCCATCATCACCTGTATCTCCTTTAATTCCCTGTATGCCTTGCAATCCTTGAATACCTTGCTCTCCATCATCTCCTTTGTCGCCTTTTAATCCTTGCAGTCCAATATCAGATATTTCAATATAAATAGTTTCAGTTGTTTGAACCACATCGATATTAATCTCCGATGTTAATTCATCAACCGTTAAGTTTACTTCTTGTACTATCGGAATTATCTCTATCATACTGTTTTAATAGTTACGTCTTGAATTACTTTCAAACTTCCTTTCATATAAGTTTGGCAAGTGCCATCTGCAAAAATTATCTGTAAATCATATACATAATTTCCAGCAGTAGGATTGAATTTATTTACTTGTTGCAATACTATTTCCCCTGTCAATGCGTTTGTAACCGTGATATTAGTACCTGTTTTCCACTCGTGAACTATCGTGGCGTTAGGTTGTGTTCTAATTTGACAAATAATTTCAGCACCCGTAACATCAAAATTAAACTTGATAGCCAATGGAGATAATGTCGAACCCTTGTAATGGTCTTGGAAATTATAAATTGAAGGTATTGCACTCATTTTGTGATATTTTAAGTCAAAGATATAAAATATTTCGATACAAATTAAAAAGCCGTTATATTTCTACAACGGCTTTTCAACTAATTAACAAAACACCTAATCTTTATGCTACTGTTACAGCAGTATTAGAAATTCCTTTATAGAATTTTGTCCCGATTTTTGCACAACTTACAGCATTTACTGTGTCGTACAATTCCACAATTACCGTGTTAGTAGCTACTAAAACCGCAGTAGGAGTATATTGATACTCTTTTGTGGTTGCATTGTAGCTCAACGATGCAGCAGTAATTGTATCAACTACTCCGTTTACAGTAGAACGAAGATTTGCTATTGCAATTCCTCCTAATGTAGTGGCTCTATTCATTTCAAACACTGGTTTGAAGTAAACTTTAGCGTCTGATGCGTCTGCTCTTGCTGTGATAACAATGTCAGTTACAGGATTGATGTCTTGATTTACTTTGAAATCCAATGAATCGGCTTCCAAAATAGCTACATCTCTGTTAAACTGAACTTCGTTAATCAACTGCATTGATACAGTTACACTTGCGCTTGTTGATCCGTCAGTAAACATATATGTTCCTGTGTTCAACATTCCTAATTCAAAACCACTAAATGTAGTTCCGTTTGTTGCTCCTGCGATTGCTCCACTAGAGAATACAAACAATAGGTCAAATGCTTGGAATGAATTGTAAGTGTATAAAGCACTTGCAAATTTCCATCCACCTTTTAAGTATTTGAAACTGTATTCAGGAAGTCCATTACGAACTACTGATTTAACACCTCCTTGATACTCTTCTGTTGTGGCTTCTGGCGTACCGTTGGTAGCTTCAATAGCTCCCAATACGGGAACAAAGTTACCATCTTGAATTTGCTCATTCACATAAGCTAAATCAAAGGTATCTGCGGTCAAGTCTATCGCCCAACCTTTAGGTACAATCATAAAACCTGTTAATCTACCCTCTTGGATGATACAGTCTGAAAGCCCTAAATTCTTTCTGCTTACTAAGCAGTCTTTTTGATTTATTAATACCATAATATTTCGTTTTTAAAAATTAATAACAACTTGTTTGATTTATATCATATTCTAAAATATCAATCAATACTTTAAAATAATGATACGGTTGCATATCGTCCGTACTTTCGTGCTCATAGTTTTGACTGATTCTACTGTTAAACCTTGCAAACACTTTATCTGAATTATGCTCTACTGTCGATACATTAATGCCTGGAATAGTGTTTAAAACATTCAAAACATCAACTCTAACTTCTTCATCTGCTCTATGGTCTATACTTGGATAAACTTCATCCAAATTTAACATAAAATAAACTTCAATAGTTGTTTTGTAGTAGGTATTACTAATGTGTTCTATTGATTCTCCAGCTAATATGAAAAACTTGTTTTCCTCTGCAAAAATTAAAGAACCACTATACTCATTATCTCCTAAATAGGCTTCAATAGTTTTTTTTCCTTCTCGAACTAAAATTTGACATCTTGGATAACCATCTAATTCAACTTCCCATAAATCTTTTAATTCATAGATTTTTCGCTGGATATTGTCTATAACAACGTCAATTCCTACTGGGTTTGTTTTTATTAGATTCATTTTTTATTGCAATGTGTAAGTTAAAAATTGTCTTGATTTTGTAAAACCTACTTTTAATTTCTTAACCTCTTGCTTTAATTGTGAGATTTCTCCAAGTGCTTGTTCTCTTAATCCCGTTACAGATATTAAACTATCACTTCCTTTTGTTCCCTCAATCTCTATCATTATTTTTTGATAAAGCTCTTGGGATTTTGTTTCCTTGAAATTACTTCTAATTGATGAAACATACATTTGTAAGCATCGAATTGTGAACTCTAAACTTATTGCTTTTGCAAACAACATTTTATTGTTTAGGATAAAATCTGTATAATCGTCATAAATCGATAAGTCCAAATTCAACCCCGTGTCTTGTGATAGTCCTTCTATTAGCGATAAATCAAACAGTTGATTTCCTGTATAATTTTTCACAAACACTTTTTCTAAACACAATTCTTTAAAACTGCTCATTACACTAGCATTGTTCCATTCTCTTTTAAAAGGCTTTACCGCAATCCCTGTTGATACATATCCAATATAGTAGTCTCCTTTGTAAGTTGTGCCGGTATTGTCCAGCACCCAGTTTAGTTCTTCTACTTGATTATCGGATGCGATTGTTATCAGTTTGCTCTGTAATGCACCTTTCTTCCCTGTGTTGAATAAGAGTAACGTAAAAGTACCTGTTTCGTTAAAATCAAGGATTACTCTATTAATAGAGAAAGCCGTGTTTTTAGCATTTGAAACCTGTATTTTATATCCAACAAAACCATCTGGCAATGTTTCTACTTCCGTTTTATTTGAAGCGTTTTTATACACTAACCCTCTGTCAATAAAATCAAACTCATTAAAAACTTGACTGCAAACACTAACAATACTTGATTTCTGCATATTTTTCAACAGCAAATTAAAATCCAATACGTCAATATCCTTATAATCCTGATTGTCTTTTATAAACTCAATTTTTGCATAAGGGTTGTCGTTTATAAACAACCCTGATGTACTTAAAATGTTGTCTGCATCCAATAAAGCATAGATAGGATTGTAAGGTTGTCTGAAACCTACAATTCCTAATAATTCATCCGCTATTTTGTTTGCTACAAACATTATACTATTGCAAAAGCTAAAATTGGAGTAGTGTTGGCTACGCTTAATGGTGCTTTCACAAATGATAAATCTTGCGATACTTCATATTGTGTAACTACGTCTTGTGTATAACCATTGTTTGCGCTATCGTCAGCACTTGTTGAATAGTAGTGCATTGCGTAAACTTCGCCATCCACAGGGTTCAAAATATTAGTATAAGTTGCCAATGGAGCAGCTCCTGTAAATCCTCTTCTGTTTTGAATAGGAATCCAAGGTAAAGTTGCTACTGTTCCTGTTGGAACTACAATCCAGAAGCCTTTAGCATAAGCAGAAACTAACGCTGCGGCTAATGCACCTAATTCAACAGAGTGAACAAATGTTACACCATTAAATTGGAATGAAAGGTTAGTGCTGTTAGACGCTCCTTGTGCAGCTTGATACTCAAATTTAGCAAATGCGATACTATCACAGAAAATAGTGCATCCTGATGGATATTTATTAGCATCCAATGCAATTTTAGTGATTTGAATAGCTCTTGTTTCTTTTGCCTCGGCAATTTCAAATACATCATCTACTGCATCAAAAGTGCCTTCGGCAGTTGCCAAGTTAGCACCTGAACGGTTTGCAAATAAATAAGCAGTTGCAGCAGTTTCATATCCTTCCATAAAGTTGGAAATGATGTTTTGTACTTCTAAATTCATTTGCTCTTGAGCATCATAAATAGAAATGTCAGACTGTTTCAAAGACATATTGAATTTGTCGCTGTAAGTAGTCCAAGTTGGAGTAAGTACTGCGCTGTCTTGTTTAACCCCTGTGTGGTTGTGTGTTCTTGCACCTCCTAAAGCACGTGTTGCTCTAGTAGCGTAATTAGTCTCAACTGTTCTGTCCTCACGTGTTCTTAAAACATCGTAATTAGGAAACATAATAGGAGACATTCCTCTTAAAGCCAAGTAAGTGGCTGGAAATCTGAATCTAAGTTCAGAGGATTGGAAAGCAGCAATAAGTTTTGCTTGTGCTTTTACCAAATTTGCGGTGGTCATATTTGCCATTGCTTTTTTGTTTTTATGTTAAAAATTCGTTTAAATTATTTGGCTATACCGCCTTTATCCGAATTAACATTACCGCAATTCTCTACAAATATATAAATAAAATCTATACAAAAAGAAAAAACCTATAAAAATAATTTATAGGTTTCTTTTATTTATTCAGTTGGTGCTTTTACGTATTTTTTTCTCCCCGAATATTTAGATAGATATTTTTGGTTTGCTTCCTTGATTTTAGCATACTTCAATATCTCTTTTTGTCGTTCTAAAAAAGCCTCTTGTTTTACCTTTTCCGCTTTTTTACGTAGAAATAAATTAAAAAACCATTCTATCGCTATAAATATATATTTCATATTTTTTATGTAAAGATAATATATTTTTTGTATATTTGTATTAGTGAGTACGACCACTATTAAAATTTATTACAATTCCCGATTATTTAGAGCGTCGTACCTCTTTTTAATCGGGTTTTTAATTATATATTATGGAAGTTTGGAAAGATATTGTTAAGTATGAAGGCATTTATCAAATAAGCAATCTTAGAAATGTAAAAAGTATGAGTTTTCAAAAAAGCGGAAAAGAAAAATTAATGAAAATGACAAAAGGACAAGCTGGTTATTTGAAAATAATTTTAAGACTAAACTCAATAAAACATACATATTCTATTCATAGACTTGTAGCTATTGCATTTATTGATAATTTAGAAGAAAAACCACAGGTTAATCATAAAAACGGGATTAAAACTGATAATAGGGTTGAAAATTTAGAATGGAATACAAGTAAAGAAAATATTAATCATTCTTATAATACTGGGCTAAAAAAAGGATATAAACTTGGACAAAAAGGAATAACAAATCCATCAAGTAAACTTAACGAAAAAGATGTTTTAGAGATAAGAAATAGTACTTTAAGAGGTGCTGAATTAGCAAGAAAATATAATGTTAGTTCAACATTAATTTATAGTGTTTTAAAAAATAAAATTTGGATTCATATATAAAAAAGCATTGCTTTTAAAACAATGCTTTTTTATATTTTTATTATACTTTTAAAGTTCCATCTTTTATTCTCTTAGACATCTCTGTATTTTTTTGAGAATCATTCCATCCGTTTTTGATGGCCTCTTTTTCAAAACTTTCAAAAGAACCTTGTTTATACTGCTTGGCATCATCTCCTTTACCACTTCCCCCCTCTACTTTTGCTAAATATGGTGTTGCAAAGTTTGTTACCCAACTTGCAATGTCAATAGGAGATAAGGTTTTTTCGTCCTTCAACACCTCTCCGTTTTGTTTTACAATGGTCTTTCCTTCTTCCCTTTCAAAAGAAAATCCTTTTTCCTTAGCTTCGGTAAAAATGGTAGATTTTGAAACAAGTGTATTGTCTGGAATGTGTTTCGTGAAATCGTTTTTAATTTCTGAAAGTAGGTTTTGTTTTTCAATGTTTGTCTTGAATGCGTTAAATTCGTTTTCTTTTTCTACTAAATTACCCTGTAATTTCTCAAAATCGGTCTTTAACGACTTGTATTTCTCCTCTGGCTCAATTTTACTATCGCTTTCAGTCTTTGCTTTGATTGCATTCACCAGGTTCTCCATTGTTTTTCCTGTAAACTCCAATCCTAATACGTTTCTCTGCTCTTTTACAGCCATTTCAAGTGCTGTTTTTGCAGTTTCTTTCTTGATGTTCTCTAATCTTTCATCATAAATTGATTTTTTTTCTATCAACAACTCTGATAAATCAATTTTATGTTTCTCTTCACTTGTAATCATTTCCGTTAGCGTACCGCCTTCAATCCCTAGAGCTTTTTCAATCTCTAATACATTTTCTAATGCCATAATTTACTTTTTAAGTTCGTCAATTAATTCGATTAATTTCTCTTCTTTCCACAAGTGATGAGCCTTTTTACCACTTAATTCCAAATACTCACCTCTTAATTTCTCAATTTCAGACGATGTTGTCATTTCAACGTCTTTAACCTCTTCAAATGCAACATACTCCTTAACTGTTTTGTATGGTTTTTTCTCCCAATACAGTTTTGTAGCTTTTACATCTTCCTCATACAACAATCCATTAATGTTTGATTGTGCATTGATTTTCTCTGCATACTCGTGATGTACTACGTGCAAATCACGCTCCAACACCTTAATTGTCGGATCAAAATTCTCTCCGCTTAATCGCCCTAGTTTAAAAAGACGAAATACTCCTACTTGATTCATAATATATATTTATTTAATTAGTTACTACTTCCTTTAGTTCTGGCAATGTTACCTTATTCGCTTCAAACCATACGTCAAATTCTTTTTTAATCTTTTCAGTGTCTAAATAATTAGTCACTCCTATCCAATATTTTTGAAACAATATCTTTCTTTGTGCTTCTTCGTTCCCAAACACCTCCAACACTTGTGCTACTGTACTGTGTAAATAGGGTTCACATTTAGCCTTAGCCAAACTTATCTGCAAGTCAATAGGGTTGTTTCTAAACTTGCTCCACAAATATTCTTCAAACAATTTGTCCAAGATAATACTGTTACAACTCGACTTAACTGCCATCTCATATCGTTCCAACAACACGTCATAACTTTCAATGATATACCTTCTTCCTAAGTTGATGGTAATCATACTCTCGAACTTATCCTTGCCCGTATCATACAAGTTCAATATCCACTCTGATAATTTCCACTCGATATACTCCGCAAAATCAGCATATTTGTTTAGTTGATTCTCAAATGGCTGTTTGTCAAATAATATCTCTGTTGCTGTTTTCTCCACATTGTTGTTGGTTCTAATCCCAAAACTCGTACCCCAATGTGATTTGTACATTTTTTCTTCCAATATCAACAACTCATCATTGAACTGTGTCCAAGTGCTTAATTCAGGTGCTAAATATCCTCCAATGTTATCTCCTACCAATAACTTTTCGTCTCCCTCTGGTAATGGTACTTCTATAACATCCGTTACGTCATTCTTCCCTACATATTTACCGTGTCCATTGCAAGTGCCACAAACTTCATCTCCTGTCTTGCCACTTCCCTGACAATCACCGCAAAATTGCACCACTTTCCAAAACAATGGCATTCCCCTGAATATTTTGTACAAAGTTAGTATGCTTTGGTTCTGTGCCAACTCTTTTGCTATTCCTATAACGCTGTCAATAGCAGCCACCTTTTCATCCTCCCCTACATAAGACAAATTACTACATATCAAAGCAGGTACTTCCCCAAATGGATGCGCAAAACTCAAATCTTTTACCAATGTAAATTGTCCGCCCTCTTGCAAGAACGTTCTATCCATCACATCATCGACTATTCTCCATAATAACTTACTGCCACTTGGCAACTGCTTTGGCTCAAACAGTACATATTCCACCATTTGACCTTTACTCTCGTAATGCCTTATACTGTTTATACTCTTATAAGTTGGGTAAACGTCTAACTTTGGAGTTGTAGTGTATTCCAAAAATATCAACCCATTAGGGTCTGTGTTAAATAATTCAATAGCCTTGTGTTGCACCCATTCAGCCAATGGCTTCCCATCACGAATACTTGCAATCTTTTTTATAAATGCTTCCTTGATAGTCGGGTTAATATCATAATCCTTAACCCCTCCTGTTGCGTAATAGATATTATCTATCGGTTGAAACAACCTACTGAACACATCTTTTATATCCCTAGAATACTTCCTTCTAGCTAATGCCTTCTTCTCACTTTCAATGATTTCAATCTTCTCAATCAACTCCTCTATAAAGTCCTCCCCATTCACTAATGCTCTCAACTCCTTAGAGTATTCACGCATTTCTAAAAAATCTTTACAAACTCTTTCGTGTGTTTTAATAACGTCTATCGCTTCTTGGTCGCTCTTGAAAATCATTGTTTTGAATGTTTTTATCTACAAATGTAATAAATTTTTTTATATAAATTGTTTTTACCATAAAATTCTTGGTTTATGCTTCCCTTTTATCTCCACATAAGCCCTCATCATTATCGCATCAGCAAAGTCAGGACTTCGTTTCAACCTCTCTTTCAAATCTACTTTCCTCTCTATCGCCAAGTACCCATCATCATCCAACGGTTTTCTATTTATTTGCTCAAACTCCTCAATTATTTGTTTTGAATAAACTTTATCCTGTATAAATACCTTGCCATCCTTTACCAAATCCGCAAAGTAAAAATAACATTGTGCTTTCAAATTCTTATAGTTCTCTGTTTTCCCTGATACCTTAATCGCTCTGCCATTGTTCTTGAAACCTACAGCACCACTCAATACCCCAAACTTACTACTAAACCTAGTAAACGTCTGCAATCCATCACTATCATAAATCACATTCTTAATTGGCACTCTATGCTCTATCCTCAAATCATTCAACTTCTTGCTTATCATTGTATCGTCTATCTTGTCAATAGCGATTATCTTTATTGCTACCATCCCAGCCCATATCACTATTACAAACTTATCCGAACCTGTATAAGCAATATCCGCAGTGATATATCTGTCCTCAGTTGGCTTAACCCACTCACTTGTAAACATCCCCAAGATATTCTCATAGTCAAACATAGCATAAGGATTGTCATCAAAATTCCAATCTCCTTCTAATAACCTCTTCCTACTCGCTGTATCTAAACTCTTCAAAGTCTCTACATAACTCTCGTGCAAATGCGGATTGTCAGTTGGTAAAGCCTGTATGAACTTCCTGTACTTTGGCAAACTATTACTCAAACTCGGATTGTAAAAGTTTGAATACGTCCAATTCTTAGCAGGATTACAAGTCATCAACATCTTAGGTATCAACTTATACTCCCTCAATTTATACCTTATCCTACTCTTTACTATCTGTACTGCCTTCTCCGTACACTGATTGCACTCATCTACAAACGCACCCGTTATCTCCAAAGACCCCAAACTGTCAAAATTAGGGTCACTCGGATATAGAAATAAATCCTTCAATAATATCTCACTACCATTCAACCAAGTTATAACATTAGTCTGACTATTGTATTTGTACTGATTAGCCAACCCTAAATCACTGCTCAACTGAAAAAATGTATTCAATGTAGTCTCCTTCAATGCCTTCAACTTCGCCCTACCCATTAACCACCTCGTCTTTGGGTATTTCTGACATTGCTCCATTAACCACAACACACCCAATGCTGATTTTCCTCCATTCTTTACCCCCTAATATTGCTACTAGGGGGTTAACAACCACCAGCCCCTCCGCCATAGAGAAGCTCGGTGGTTTCCGAATCGTTTAGGTAGTAAACTGCGTACTGTTGCTTTTTTAATAACTCCATACTAAATGTTTAATTTATACAAATGTAAGCAAAAAAATAAAATTGATAACAAAAATTACTGTGGAGGGATATTAAACCCATCTCGATTTCCTCTCAAGGGGGTGTACACCTCCGATATTCCTCTTTTAAGGGGGTTACTTCTTTAAATTACTCTTCTAGCTTCATCCCTCTACGCTTGTCTTTATATGATAGCTTTTGGACCGGTGCTGCTTCGGGTGTAACGTCGATATAGTCAGCATCTTCAGGCGGTTTGGTGCCTCCTCCCAACGATATGATGTTAATACTTTCCCCGTTTGTTGTAACGTCTAACTTATCTCCATACATTTTTGGGACGGCTTTTGCTAAATAGAATGTCATCTTATCAGTTATCAACCTGTCACGGGCTACGGCTGTAAGGCTGTCTTTTTCGTGTTGGTTTCCTCTTGCCGTTGTCAATAGGTCATCAAACAGTTGGTGTGCCTTAATTGCTCTTGCCTTCATATACATAGCGTTAATCTTTTCATCGTCTACTAACCAACTGTAGAAGGTCATTACATTGCAGTATGGTTGCTCCCTTAGTATCTTGTTGAGTTCATTACCAGCAGCGAACTGTTCCATTACGTGTTGAACTATCGCGAGACGTTGCTCAGGTGGTGTCTTAACCCCGTTAATTACGGGTTTTAAGTATTCGCTATAATCTTGTAGTTCCATAGATTTTATCTATTGTTTTGACAAAGATATAAAAAAAACTTATGCGCGTATTAATAAATGGTATGTATAAATTGTGTACCTGCACCAGACTGCACATAATAGATAATTCTTATACTACAATAGATTTTCTTTATTATAGATAATTCTTATAATACAATAGATTTTCTTTATAGTAGTAAAAGTATTGTTAAATTATACTTCTTTAATATATATCTTTTTTTAAATAAATATAAGAATATGTTATAATAATATATGATTGTTATGATTTTTGTTGATTGTTGCATTTGTAACAAGAATGTTATAAATATCACAAAATAGAGCTACTGATTGTTATATCTGTAACAAAATAGGGGTTGTATGTTATAAAAAAACGTGTATAAAGTTGCTTTGTGTTGTATCTTTGAGTAAGCAAATAAGGAAACGGATCTTTATTATAAAAACAAATATTATGAAAGCATCAAACACAATCCAGGGTACAATTTTAGTAGTATTTTCAATTATCTTAATACTTGTATTAAGTTTTGGCAATATGAATATATAGGCAAAATTTCAACATCAAAACAAACAAATAAAACAACAATTAAAATTTATCATTATGAAAACAGTATTTACAAACAGTACAGTAGTTACGCATTTATTCGCTCAACAAACACAAAGCGAAGGAAGGAGCTCAAACATATTTTTTAATCGTAATAAAATTTACTCTTATGGTTATCATTATTTACTAGGTGAATTTATCGAAAACAACAAAGGACAAAAAGCCATATTAATAAATGATAAAGGTTATAGTTCAACTACTTCAGGCCATATTTCAGACCTAAGACAAGCGACAAGACAATATAAACAGTTTTTTGTAACAGAAACAAATGTAGATTTTGTTTTACAGTCAATTGAAAGTAATGTAAATAAACTAATTACAGCACGAAAAAAAGAACTGTATATAATTCCTTCGCAAAAATTATTTGAGTCATTAAACGAGTTTATTAAATGGCAAGAGAATAAAATCACGCCAAAAACCGAACAGTATAAAAAAATTGTAAGGTTAATGAAGGTAATAAATGGCGACAATTTAACGGAATATTTAGAAAATGAATCCAAACGAATTAAGTCAGAAGCAAAAAAAGAAGCTAAAAAACAACTACAAAAACTTACTGAAAACATCGAAAAGTTTTATAATTATGATACGGATCGAGTTTATAACAGTAACCAGGATTATGTAAGACTTTCACAAGACAACGAAAACGTTGAAACTTCGCAAAACGTAAAAGTATCACGCAAAGAAGCGAAAGTACTTTATAATCTAATTGAAAACAAAAAAGATATTAAAGGTTTTGTTATCGGTGGTTATACTGTTATTTCGATTAATGGCACATTAACAATTGGCTGTCATCATATAAACATTGAATCTATAAATAGAATCGGTAACCAATTGTAAAAACTCAATCCTATTCCTTTGAAACCTAAACAAGTTTATCAAATTGGCTATTTGCAAAGGAACTAAAAACAAATATTAATTTAATCTTTATTTATTATGAAAACAATTTCAAAAATTAACGAAAAAATTTATTCTCTTGTGTCAGATATTTATTTTTTAGACGATGCAACCCACGATTTTAACACTAGAGAAGGCAAAATTTGCGCAAATATTAGAGTTTCAGGATGGATCGACGAAGACGACGTTTTGAAAATTTGCGAAGACAAAAACCTATCTAAAAAGCAAACTAAAAAAGTGTTGAAAGAGTTTAATGAAGACAGATTAAACAATGTTTATAATCACGTTTGTGAAGACGGTGTACGAAATTTAAAAGAGCAATATGAAGGTAATTGTGATTTATCAGATTATAATAAAATCTTTAAAGTTTGGCAATACTCAAACAACAAAGAAAACAACAACAAAGAGTATTTTTTAGAATCAGAATATTATAAAAATCAAAAATATTATATCAATCAATATTTTGATGCAGCTAAAAAATTCAAAACTCAAAAATCCTGGAATGCTCACATAATAAAAAACAACGAAATAGAATTTAAGGAATTTTCTAAAAGAGCTCAAATAGATAAGTTTGAAGTTTGGCAATATGGTAGATCAGGCGGATGGTTATCAATTTGCGATGAAGACGAGGCACAAAGTAATATTTTAGAAGATAACTACAGTTATTATATTTATGATGAATTAAAAGACTGTTACAACGACGATAATAATCAGGCTTTTAATAATGTTTTAAATGATTATTTAAGTAGAGAAACAAAAAACGATTTTATAAAAAATCTTGAAACACTTCTCAACCAACAAAACGAAAAAACAGAAGCAATAGAGCAAATTATCGAAGATATTGAAGGCCAAACAAAGTATTTTAAAGAAAATCTACTCAATGAATTAGATTATGAAATAGGCGAATTTGTAAGTACTGAATTTTCAGTAAATAAAACAAATGTAAAAATTTCAATAGTTGAAGACAAAGTAAAAACTTCTCTTGGTGTAACTGTAGATAAAGAAGAGTTTATAAATGCTTTTACTCTTGCATTACCCAAAATAAATAAACTTGAAAGAAAAGAAAAGTTATCTATTAAAAAACAAGTAGGAAACTATTTTGTTGAGTATGCAAAGAAAACTAAAAACGATATTATCATTAAGGCCGGCTGTCACAGATTTAGTTTTAATAACATTATCGAAGTTTTAAATATCAATCCTATTGCATCATAAAATGAAAACCAGGAGCAACCCAACACAAAACAAATGTATAGCTGCACTAATCTTTTTTAGTGCAGTAATTTTATTAATAATTATTCAAATTTAAAAAAAATTCCTTTGCAACCTTATGAAGTTGATACCGTTCGCTGCGGGCAAAGGAACTAGCAATTTAAAAAATAGAAATTATGAAATCAACAAAACACATCAAAAGCAACCAGTCAAAAATTGATTTTTACAATCGTATGACAAAAATTTGTCAACCACTGGACGGAGGCAGAAATTCAAGTCCTCAAAATTCAGGCGAAATAATGGCAAATATTCATTTATCACGCCCTATTTTTCGAAGCAATGGTAATTGTATCAAAAATGGAAGTTATGCTGATAGCCGACAAATTAGGGGTATTGAAAATGTAAAAACTTTGTTGTCTAAAATAACAGATGACGAATTGAAATATTTTCAATTTATGCAAATAACCGAAGCGAATTGTACCAATATTCATCGTGGAATCGTGGCTAAAAAATGGAATTGGATTTATTTTGAAAACAAAAGCGAAGTTTTGGAATTGATAAACGAAAATATCAAAATGTTGTCAAAATGAATCCATCAAAAAAAATCTTCGACCAATATAACCAGGAATTAAAGTCTAAATTAATTCCTGGTTCTAATGAACCAATTGAAACGAATTTTGTCACGGATTGTAATGATCCGATTTTTGACAAAAGTTTTGAGGAAATTAGAAAAATAATAGAGCATCAAGAATTTGATATTGAACTAGAGCAAATTAAAAATAATCTAAATTTATAAAAAATGAAAACTTATAATAAAACTTTCGAAATATACTTCGATGAAGTAAAAAATGAACTTATTTGTAATGATTGGAAATTACAAGACATTTATTCAATGAAAGGAAATTTTCAAGACGATCACTACCAGGAAATTATTGAAAACGTAAAAAATGGTAGTTTAATTACTGAGGAAGTTTTTAATAGTTTAGATAGTATGAAACAATACCATTTTAACAAACATTATAATTATTATAACGATAAAATTGTAAACTAATGAAAACTTTAATAAATGAATTAATCGACTATTTAAAAATAAGGAATGAAGGAATAGCAAATGTTTTAAGTACTCGATTTTTATCTAATTACGAGCGTGATAGGTATAATGGAATGTATGATTTTAATGAAAGTCTTATTCTGGAATTAGAAACTGAATATTTGCACCGAGAAAAAGAAAGGATTGAAACGGCTTTTGATTTTGGAAAAAATATAAATTATCTAAAAACTTCGGAGGAATTTTTTAATGAAATGTATAAAATTTAAAAAAATGAAAACAAAATTTAAAATTATCGAAATGTATTTAGACTATGTAAACAATTTTCTAACTGTTAAGGGCTTCGGGGATCATTACGGATTAGACGAATTTGAGGCAAATATTATCATTAACGCTGGAAGAAAATTAAATAATCACTAAAAAATCTAAAAATGTATAACAGAAAATTCGATATTAAAAAAGACTTTCACGAACTTAACGATTTAGAAAATGAAATAATACCATTAATTGAAAAAATGGATTATAGAAACGCTTTAAACGATGAAGAAAATCAATTTAAAAAAGATTTATTGAAAAACTATATTAGAATAATATTTCACAATCAATTTAAAAAATAGAAAAATGAGAACAATCAAATTAACCCACGAAGAAATTGAATTGATTAAAATTGCCTTAACGTATATATCCGATAAAAAACTGGATATAATTGCACAAAACAGGAATATTTTAACCGAAGAGGAACAACTGAAAATTTACGAAAACTATAAAAAGTATTTTGATACTCAAAAAGTTTTCGATGGTGAAAGAGACGTATAACTAAAAAATCTAAAAAATGAAAAATTCAGATATTAAAAAATACTTTGATGTTTACGGTTATGATGTTATTTTAACCGATATAAAAAATAGATACTTTTTTGTTTCATTTTCAAAAAATTCAATTCCTTCTCCTGGAAGTATGACTTTGAAAACCGACAAAATTAACGTTTTAAGCGATGCAAAAATCGAAAACGTGATCTTACATAGAAATAATAAAATAACCCTTAAAACTAATTACGGTTTTATGCAATTCTTTAATTAAAATGAAAATAGAAATAAATAATAATGGAATGTCTTTAGAATGTGGATTGGAAATAATTGCCAATGGAAAAAGATTATTAAATATCAATGCAAACGGTTTTAGACAATATGAATTTTCAGAAGATGAAATTTATCATATAATCGGAGAAAAGGAATTTGAAAAATTTAAAAAAATTGAAAAATTTATATTTGAAGTTCCTTTATGGAAATTAGATTGTGTATCTGGCAAAGGTTTAAAAAATGCTAATATGTTTCAAAATAAATGGTCGTACAATTACGGAGAAATAAAATCTTAAAATTATGAAAAATCTAAATGTTACCCGATTGAAAGAAATGATCCAAATGTCAAAAAAATTAAAAATTGACTTATTAAGTACTTATAAGACTTTTGACAAAAATCGTGATTATAAAGTAGATATTTTCTACCACAAATTTGAAAATGAAAAACCTTTCGTTTGCTTGGTCCTCGTGACCGAAGATTATACAACTACAAAACAGTTTTATGTGGACCAACTGAAAGAATGTGTTGAAGAAGTAAACCGATTTAATCTAACTGGTAAAATTTATTAATTATGTTTTTTGAAAAATTTGAACAAATAGTAACGTACAATTTTGCAGGAGTGAAAGACGTACAACCGATTTTATTAGATATTGAAAGCGTTTCTTACTTCTCCCCGATGGTCATCGTTAATGAAGAAGGAAATATTGTGAAAAAATACACAAAATTTCATTTAAAAAATGGTGATAGTGTTAATATAAATATTGAATTTGAATCTATTATAAAAAAATTAAGTTTTTAAAAATGAGAAATATAATTTTAAATAAAGTCTATATTACTACTCACGGAAAGGAAATTACGCCAATTGAAAAAATAGCTGTAAAAAACGAAGAAACAAAATTCATTTGTACTAATGGAAATATTATAAAAAAATCTAAACTTTTGTTTATTAAAGGTGAAAACCCTCCTAAACGACCAACATCAACAATTTAAATAAATAGAAAAAATGAAAACAAATTATTATTGGAAAATTATCAGTTTGAGTGAAGCTAAAAAGCTGTTCAAGAAAAAATCTAAAGTCTATCAACTTTACGAAGATGAAAGTTACACAGAAATAGAAAATGACAGCGATTTTAACGATTGTAAAGAATCTAAATCAGATATTGGTATAAAGTGTTATCTTTGACATAAAAACGTCTTAAAATGGATTTAATAACTAACGAGGAAATTAAGGAAACAGAAACTTTTAAAAATTCTGAAAAAATGTTTCAAAATCTATTGTTGCAATATGCAAACAAAAAGAAAATCAGTGAAGGGATTGTAATTTTTAAAAACTGTGGTGTTTATCCTGGTTTTTTAGGAGGAAAAAATCTAAAAATAGTAAAAGAATTAACCCAACCCCGATAAAACGGGGTTTTTTTATGTTTAATTTTTAGCAATTATATTCCCGTTTTTTAAAAAATCTAAACGACTGTAAATTGGTGGAATGTCAAAATCTGGTTTATTCATTTTAGATGGGATTGTAATAAATTCGCATCTACTTTCGTAATGCAGCACCATAAAAATAATAGTTTGTTGATCATCGTTTAATCGATGTGGTTTTGATGTGATAGGAACGATATTTTCTTTCGCTATAATATTAAGAATTGTTTGCTTATTTGTTCCTGTTATTGATGCGATTTCGTTAATAGTTCTTAATCCTTCATATTGGTTTATATTTTTATTATTTAATAATCTTTCAGCTATTAAGTTTTGTTGGAACTTATTATAATATCCTATTTTATTTTTTTTATCAATAGGAATTAAATTTAAACTTTGTTTTATTCGTAATATAGTATCGTAATGTACTTTGTGTATTTTCGATATTTCGTTTATTGATTTTAGCATTTTGTAAGTTTTAAAAATTTATCGTAATAATCTATTTCTATTTCAAAAAATCCTCCTCTTTCGTCTAAATATTTAAAGGAATGAATCCAATGGTATTTTTCTACTTTATCAATCCATTTTGGTGGAATTTGTAAATTTTTTCTAGTTCCTGAAAGTCTAAATTCCCTTCTGAGTTTTGATATTTGAGTTTCAAAATTTAAAAAAATGTAAGTTTCTGAGTTAATTTTAATTTTTTCCATAATCTAAAAATCTAAATTAATATTATTTTGTTTGTCGTTTGGGTAAATAATTCCTTTTTTGTCCTGAATACAAAACGCTTTTTTCCCTGATGCGATTAATTGGTCTATTCTAAATTTCTGCAAAGGTTTCAAAGTATCGTTTATTTCTTTACACTCAATGTAAATATCAATTTCTCCTAACTTAGTACAAAGCAAATCGGGATAACCAGCTTGTGTTGTTTGATATTTAGTGACGGTATAACCTTCGGCTTGGTATTGCTTCTTGATTTTTGTCTGGAATTTTGAACTCATAATTTTTTTTAAATACGTTTAAAGTAAAATCCTTTTTATTTAGAACGGTTCTATATATTTTTTCTTCAATACCTCCTTTTGAAAAAAGCCAATAAATTTGGTTTTCTTTTCGTTCCATTGTAGTCATACGATCTTTAAATTGAAAGTAGGTAGTAGCTGAAAAATCTATATTTAAAGCTACAATATAATCGGCTTGTTTTAAAGAAAGTCCTTCTCTACCACTCAAAAACTGTAAAGCAATCCATTTATCACTATTATTAAATTCATCTAAATCGGTTGTAATTTTATCTTTTAAAACCTCTTTCAACATATTTAATTCCTCTTTAAATTTATAGAAAATCCCTATTTTATATTCTTTAAAATTTTCAAGGATATAATTAGCTTTTGAATAGTCTATAATCTTGCTTGTACCATCCTCAAATTTACAAGTTCCTGAGCTTAATTGGTGTATTTTCTGCATCAATTTAACTCCTGTATCTGCTAAAATAATTTGTCCTGTTGAATTTTTTACAACTAAATCACGTTTTAATCTTTCTATAATTGTATTAGTTATTGGTTGCATATCAACAAATAAAACCATTTCATTAACTGTTGAGGTAAACCCAGCTTCTTTTTGACTGAAAGTCAAAACGTAATATTTAATTCGTCTATTGATATGTTTAATATCTGCATCTGAATAATCGTTAACTTGTGCATAACCTAAATGCTTAATCTTTACATTAACAAAATCTTTCGCCCATTTATAAAAGTTTGAATATTCTTTAAACGGACTGTTGTCCGATAATTGGAATGAGTGATACCATTGTGAGTGACTTTCTGGGGTTGGTGTTCCTGATAGTAATATCATTGGTAAATGACTGTATTTTTGCTTTGCTAACTTTTGATATACACTTGCTTTTGGATATGCTGAAAAACCGTGAAATTCATCATAAATAACTAAATCAAAAGTATCATTTACTTTATGTAAACTTTCTTTATTGATAATAGTTAATTTAAAATCGTAGTCCATTTGGTCATAATCCCACTGTATAGACGAAAACGCTTTGATTTTAGTCACGAATAAAACATTTTTAGCACCGTAATTCTGTACAGTTTGAAGTGCTGTTAATGTTTTACCCGTTCTTACCATCATTGCTAATACTACAATTTTTTTAGATTGTAGTATTTCACAAGCCTCTTTTGCTAATTTAACTTGATAATCTCGAAGTTTTATCATAATTAAAAATCTACATCGTCATTAATATCTTCTCCCTTGCTTTCAAAACCTGATACTGAAAATTTACGAATACCTCCGTTTGTTGTATCTTCACGCTCCCATTTCTTTAAATCGAAATACATTCCCAACCATCGACCAAACCAGCTTACATTCATATTTCTAGGAACTTCTCTATGTCCATCGCAATAGGTTTCTTTTATTTCTTTGGTAGTATAGAAATTATGCTCTTTCCATAAAAATTCATTTTCGCAAAAATCATAAAAATCCTCACAAGTATTTGCAATAAATTTCTTTGTTTTACCTGTTTTTAATTCTGATTTCTGCAATCCATTTTTAAAGTATAGCTGTAAATTACGAATCATATAATTAAAAAATCCGTTCCAATCATCTTTATTCCAATCATCAAAAAACATTTTTCCAAACTCTGTAAATGGTTTATATGATTTTGAATAATGCCTAAACAATTCTATTTCTATTTTTCTGTCATCGTGTGAATCTCCAACCCCAGAAAGAATATAGTTTGAAGTAAACAATATTTTAGGACTGCGTACAAATGGAATTTCAATAGGCTGCTGGAACTTCTTTTTTAAAGTTAAATTCCCTGTCATTATAGAAAACAAAGTTTCTAATTTAAAAGTCCTATCCATATCATCGAAGCAAATAATATTATCGTCTAAGTTTACAATATCATAAGGAAAATTTCCTTTATTATCAAACTCTTTACCGTTTAAAGTAACAAGTTTACGCATAGCTCCAAGTGCTTTTGATATGATTGTTTTACCTGTACGACCACTTGGGTTATCGTTTAATGTTTCATCATATAAAACAATAGCTAAACCTTCATCCTGTTTCTTAAATGTGCTTAAAAGATACCCTATTGCACTCTCTAAAATCATTTTTCTTTTTTCGTCTTTATTTGAAATATTTAAAATAAATGTTTCAAAGTCAGTAGGCAAGTTTGATGTTTCAAAATTAAAAGGAATTATGTTTTTTTGCCATACAAAACCTCCTATATTGATATAATCAATAAATGAAATAGATTTTTGTTTTACCTCAACTACTTTGTTTTTAAAAAACAAATATGAAGTACCAGGAACATCTCTAATCATTGTAAGCTCTTTTGTATCGAGCTGGTTTAAATAGCTTTCATTAAACTTTGTTGTTGAACGTGCAAAAAAATTATAAACATTCATATCGATTTCTACAACGTGATTTAAAACAAAGTCTTTGATATGAATTTCATTTACTTCATTTATAATATTGTTGTAAACCTTTACGAATGTAAACTCACGTTCATTTAATTGCACTTTAAAGAAACCTCGATTTTCTAAAAACAATTTAAACTTATAATCATTTAGTGATAGCTTACCATTTTTATCTGTGTCCCAGAAAATAAGAAAGTCATCCTCAAAATCAAAATCCATTATTTCATCAATATCGCCATCGGTTAATCCTTCTTTGCGAAATTCTCTTTTCGCTTTCTGAACCCCCTTTTTTAAAATTTCGTTAGCCTCCCTTATTTTATTGTCATCCACTAATATCATAGTGTCAAACTCATTAGTAAACTTATATCCTGATTTTATAATTGCTTCTAATTCTGAATCTTTCAATCCAGCAGAATAAAAGTTTTTAAATAAGGCAAGTGCTTCATCTGATTGCAACCCTGCACGATTTAAAGAACACGCCAATTTAAAAAGATTGTTGTTTCTTTCTCCAGCGTTTAAAGTGAATTTACGATTAAACCATTTCAATATTACATCTACTTTCTTTGTTGGATCAATAATTTGAAAGTGCCTAGGGTAATTCGTTTTTTGTGCTACCTCTGAATATTCTTTTTTTAATGCCCAAACTTTTGAATTTTCATTTATAAACAAGTCGGGATCATAACTTTCATAACATACCCTGCTTACATCTTTAGTTTTTACATCTAAAAATGAATCAAAAGTTTCACAAAGTGCTTCATAATATTTCTTGTGATTTTCAATTTCGGGAGGTATTTTTACGATTGCTTTAACTCCATTTCCAGAAGGACTTATAAAGGCTGAATAAATATATTCATTATCTTGCAAAGAATCACGAAGGCAAACAGCATCATCAAAACTTGGCAAGTCATCAAAATCCAAACAAGCAAAACCTGAATGATTGATTATATTCTTCGCAGCACGTCTTGAGAACTCGCCAGAAAAACATACAGATACTAATTTACCTTTAGCTATGTTTCTTTTGTCTTTGTTTTTCTCATTTCTAATAGCTTCTATTTTTAAAGCATTCGAGCCGTCTTTAAACGAAGTCAACACTTCATTTATTTCTTTGTAGAAAGGGTTTTCTACATCTGTTATTTTAGAGAATATCGTAATCATTTTCTTGAATATAAGAAAAAATAAACATCTCCTACCTGGTTTGTAAATTCAAACTCTACATTAAACATTTCATAATCGAAATTAATAAAGTTTGGAATTGAATTATCATACCCAATACTTTGCATTAAAGAATTAAATGCTTTTCTGTGAATCGTTTTTTGACTATCTCGACTTTGGAAGTCTGTGTCAAATTCCTCTTTGTTAACTATAAATAATTTCATATAATAAATGATAAATTAATAATAACAAATATAGTAAATTATTCGATACTAAAAACATAAAACAGTAAAAACATTAAAAACTTTCATTTTAAAAAATGCTGTTGTAGTAAAATCAAAGGATAAGATATAAAAAAACAGCAAAACAGCATTTTTTCAACTTTTTGAGTAAAAAATATTTTTTTCACTTTTTTTAAAATATATATTATATATAGGGCGTTTTTTCTTGTTTTGCTGTTTTTTATTATAATTTTCTTACACGTTTTTATATAAACCATTATTAAACAAACTGTTATGTATTTTTATTTACTGTTTTATTGCTGTTTTATTGCTGTAAAACTTTAAAATTGATGTATTATTTAGATTGTAAACAAAAAAACCACCCGTTAAGGTGGTTTTTAAGTCTGTGTCTGTGGCTAGACAAATAGGCAAACACAAACTGATGGTATTTTAATATTCTAAATCAACGTAGTCAAGACCTGAGTTTTCTAAGTCTATTTCATTAGAATCTGCAATAACTGGTTCAGCTTTCACAAGATAGGCTTTAAGATACGTTTCAAGTATTCCAAACACTTCATTTGCTAGATCTATTTCACTTTCTGAAAGTGACTTATCAAATGTAAATTCAGGTGTGTAAAACTTAACAGCTCCTTTTTTACCTTCGATAGCTTTTGTAACTGTTACCCATTCATCCGGTAAACGTGAACGATTCTTTTTAGTGAAGTCTCCCCAAGATTGGCAAGTAGCACCTTTCAACTGTAAATTAGCAAGCGACCCATCTTCTAGCATAATGTAGATTGATTTTACATAGTGCGCTCCAGCAGCTTTTACTTTTTCTTTAATGTCCGAATAAAGACCTTTTGCAATTTCGTTACCTTTAAACGGTTTAACAGTTAAAATTTCTTTAGAGATAAATTTAACCTCGTTGGAATAAATTGCACTTTGGCAAGAATCGCTCCATCCTTTTACAGTGTGCATCTCATCGAGTGCCAAGAACTTAAACGGTAAAGGAACTTGAATATTGATTTTGTTTTCTTTGTCATAGTAAGAAAACATTTTGTCATTGGATTTCCAGTCGATAAACTTTGTTGATGGATTACTTTGTGGTTGAGCGAATGCGCTCCTTCTGTTTGAAGTACTCATAATATATATTTATTTAAGAGGTTGAATTACGTTGGCAACCCCATCCAACTGTTATTATGATTTAGCAAAAATAGTAAATTATTATTTAATTTGCAAATTATAATTAATATTTAATACTGCTCCTAAAACTTCTTTACCCTCTTTGATAGCTTCTTTGATCCTTACCTTGTCAACTGTAAGGATAGTTTTAGAGTTCCAGTATTCAGAAGGAACAGTACCATCGCATTCCACACTTTCACTCTTTCTAAAGTTGATTTTCAAAGTAGGTGTTTTAAGTTCCTCGATTCCGTAAAGTTGCATCGCTTCTTTAATGGTGTTTTTAAGCAATTCCGTTGTTTTGCTTCGGCTTTGTTTTAACGATTGTAAGCGTTTAATTTCTTCGTCAATAGCACTTATGTCACTTTCTAAAGATTTAATCACATAACCGTAATTTATACCCTTGTTTTGCAATTCTTGTTTATTTATTGCAAGTGCTGTTTCTAATTCTGGAGTTAATTCTCCTCCTGATTCAATCAGTTCATTTGTGATTGAAATGTAGTCCTGTTGTATTTGATAAATATTACCCATTGCGTTTCAATTTATAATTTTCCTCTTTCAATAACTTATTATCTCTTTCAAGTCTAAAGTTTTCTTTTTCGATTGCATACATATCTTTACGTATGATTTTGATTCCCAATAATAGAACTACAATCAATGCAACGCCTACTAATAATACTGCTATTTCCATAATTTTAAGGATTTACGATTTCATAATTTACTTCTATATCTGCTAACTTCTTGTCAAAGTTTGGATCATAAACCTTTTTAGGTTTTATTTCAAGTCCATTAATAAGACTGCATTCATAAGACGCTTGTCTTTCTCTACGTTTCATTTCAAAAATGAAGTTAGCTTTTACTTTTTCAAATAACAATAATGCTTCAATAGTTGAATTTTCGTGTATTAAAAGCTCCGTTATTAAGTCTAATTTAGACTTCTGTTCAATGTTTCTGAATAAGTTTTTAATGATTTTTTTCATAATTATTTATTTTTAAGTGATTTAATTTTCCATATACCTATAATATTTTCTACTCCTTTATACCTCATAACATAATCTAAAGTTACGTAACGATAATACCAATTTTCATTTATAGAATGATAATTACCAACAGCTATAAATAAACCTGTTCCAGTTGATCTATTTATATAATTAGCTCTCATAACGTTTAATTTGATTACTCATTAATAAATGTTTCACTTTAAGAAGTCTATTTTTAGCTAGACTGTTGTTATGTAGAATATCGATGCAAAAATCAATTTCGCTAATCGCTTTTTCTATAATCGTTTCTTGTTTATACACCGCATTTTCAAGCGGTTCATAATCATAAGCAAGTTTTGAATAGTCCATACATTCCTGTATATTATCACTTTCAAAGATTTCTTCTTCAATTAGCTCTTTATTGTATGGGTGTTCTGGGTTTCCAGTTCCTAATACATCGTGGTCATAGTTGCTCATATTACAAAGTGTAATGCTTTGTTTCCGTAAAGTAATTTTTGAATCATTTTAAATAGTGTTTTCATTTTGTTAAAATTTAGATTGTTAATGTTTGACAAAAATAATACATTTAATTTAAGTACGCAAATTAAAACACTAATTTATATTAATTATAAATAACGTAATTAATTTTGTAATTTAATTAAATATACTATCTTTGCTTTTATAAAACTTAAAACTATGAAAACACATAATGAAAGAAATGCAGGACGTAAAAAAAAATATTCCGTTCCTGTGAAATTAGTAAGGATTCCAGAACCTATATTGAATGATGTAGAATTATTAGCTAAACCATTTGAAAATGAAGTTAAAAGTAAAAAATAAAAAGAGTCCTTTCGGTTAAACCTAAAAATCAAAAATAAATCCTTATGAAAAAGTTAAAAACAGAAGAAAAAGCTGAAAATCAAGTGGCTGTTAGCGGTTCGGTTATTAAAAAAGAAGTAAAAGTTACAAGGTGGAAAAATGCAGTTTCTTGTAGAAGTTTAAATAAACAAATTTCAGTACACAAACAAGGAACTGATATAAATGAAATAGTTTTTGTTAGAATGGCAGAAAATAAAGAAGATTTAGAAACACCTTCTTGTCAATATGAAACGATAAAAGGCAAAGTTTGTGTTACAAAAATAACAATGTCAAATGAGGGTTTAGAAGCGTTGCATATTGCAATTACTAATTATTTGCAGAAAGGTTGTTTAACTGACCGCTAACGTATGGTGCTTTGCGAAGGCGGGGCTTTTAACCACTAAATTTAATTAGAAAGATGAATGATATATTTAACGATAATGTTCCTTTGAAAACGGAAACCCCCGCTTTTGCAAAACACGTGTTACCAGCTGTGCCTTCTTCGGAGGTTTATTTGGAAGATTGTGTAACGGCATTAAAACGCTATGCAGATAACCATTTTGATTTGGCAATAGTTGACCCGCCTTATGGAATAAATGCTGATATAAAAAATAATGGCAAAAATAGTGATAGGCACGAAAAAACTTCTTTGGCTAAAATCAATACTTATAAGAAAACCAATTGGGATAATGAAACGCCAAACGAAGATTATTTTAACGAACTAAAAAGAGTATCTAAAAAACAAATCATTTGGGGTGCAAACTTCTTTGGATTAGTTGGAGGTATGCTTTACTGGCACAAAGGCGTAACAATGCCAACTTATAGCACTGGAGAACTTGCTTGGTTAAGTTGGTTGCAAAAAATAGACTTTGTAAATATTACTTGGCATGGAATGTTACAGCACAATATGAAAGACAAAGAGCAAAGAATACACCCAACCCAAAAGCCTGTGGCATTATATGATTGGTTATTATCAAACTATGCCAAAGAAGGCGATTTGATTTTAGATACTCATTTAGGAAGTGGAAGCAGTAGGATTGCAGCGTATAAAGGTGGGTTTAACTTTGTAGGATTTGAAATAGACCAAGAATATTATGAGAAACAAGAAAAGCGTTTTAATGACTTTAAATCACAACTTCGGTTGTTTTAGCGGTGTCGGTTCTGGCATTGCTGGTAACGCTTGTCGCTTGTACTAGGCGGCTATGCGGTTGCGTATATTCTGCCGCTTAGTACAAACGATTGTTAGGGTTAGTGCGGCAATTATCAGAAACAAATATTAATTAAATAACAAATAAAATTATGCAAAAAGTGTATTTAGCTGGAGGTTTTAGAACTGATTGGCAAAACAAAGTAAAAGAATTAGATGGTTTCTTATGGTTAGATCCAAAAGAAAAAGAAAGACCAAACGGAATTACTATTCCAATGACAGTTAATGAATATGGAACTTGGGATTTGCATTTTGTAAGTCAATCTGATATTGTTTTTGTTTATGCAGAAAGAACAAATCCATCTTGTATTGGTTTAGCTGTTGAAATGGGTTATGCAAAAGGAATAGGAAAAACTATTATTTTAGTTTTAGAGCCAAATCACGAAACGATAAAAGATAATTATTTACAGTTTTTGAAAAAAGGTGCAAATATCACATTTGAAACCTTGCAAGATGGTATTGATTATTTACAAAGTTTTAAAATATGATTACAGTAAATAGTGTAAGCGGAGGGAAAACTTCCGCTTATTTAACCAAACATTACCCAGCCGACATTGATTTGTTTTCTTTAGTGAGGATTGAAGATACTGATAATTTATGGATGAAAGGGAAAGACGAAAAAACTCGTCAATTAGTTTCAGATAAATTGGGATTTGAATTTATAGGAACTGCTGAAATGGATGAAATAATCTATACTATTTTAGACTTAGAGCAATTTACAGGAAATAAAATAACGTGGATTACTGGAGATACATTTGAGCAAGTGATAAAAAATCACGGTAATTATTTACCAAATATGATGTCAAGGTTTTGTACTACTGATATGAAAATAACACCAATATTCAACTACTTAAAAACTAATGTTGAATTGCCCGTTAAGATGAATTTAGGATTAAGACCAAACGAAATAAACCGCAAAAAAAACATAATGGAAAGAGCCGATGAAAACGGACTTGAAATGTTTAAATGTGTTGTAGGTCGTAACTCTAAAGATACTCAAAACAAATGGGGTGAAGTTGCTTACAGATATGCAGAATTTCCTTTGATTGAAAACAATATCCAAAAAGACACTATTTATAATTACTGGGAAAATAAACCTGTAAGATTTGCTTATAGAAATAATTGTGTAGGATGCGTAAATAGAAATCCTTTGTTTTTATCTCACATAGCAAAAAAAGATGTTGATACTTTTAATTGGTTTGTAAAGCAAGAAGATAAAACAGGGAATAAATTTAATTCACAAGCGAGTTATAAATCTGTTTTAAAATTTGGAGTACAAAATGAATTATTTGACGAAGATTTTAACGATTGCGATTCCGGTTACTGTGGGATTTAGCATTAACCCTAACGTTTGTCGCTTGTACTAGGCGGCTATACGGCTGCGTATATTCTGCCGCTTAGTACAAACGATTGTTAGGGTGCGTAGTGGGTAATTAAAAATAAACATAACTTAAAAATATAACAAAATGATACAAATAAATGAATTACGAATAGGGAATCTTATTCAAGAAGGAAAAATAGAACAAATAGACAATAGTATTGATGAAGTCTATTATTCTGGTGATGGTTATTATCAATCTAATTATTGTTGTAATATAAATCCAATATTATTAAATGAATCGTGGTTAGATAAGTTTGGGTTTGAAAAGTCGGATAAAAGATTTGATTATTTTTCAAGAACACATTATTTTCTTTTTGTAAAAAAAATTGATAAGACTGGAGATTTAGTTATTAACGTGGATGAATATGGTAATCTAAAAAATAGTTATTCACATATTAAATATATACACCAACTTCAAAATTTATTTTTTGCATTAACAAATACAGAGTTATGAAAAACAGAAATTTAGATCACTCCGATAATTGGGGAACACCGAAAGAGTTTTACGATAAATTAAACGCTGAATTTAATTTTGATTTTGATCCGTGTCCTTTGAATAAAGAGCAAATTACAGATGATAAAAACGGTTTATTGATTGAATGGGGAAACTCTAATTTTATAAACCCGCCTTACTCACGAAAATTGAAAGAAGCATTTGTAGAAAAAGCAATTGAAGAAAGCAAGAAAGGAAAACTTTGTGTTTTATTAATTCCTGTTTCTACAAGTACAAAACTGTTTCACGAAAAAATATTACCAAACGCTAAAGATATTCGATTTATAGAAAGAAGATTGAAGTTTAGCACGTTTGATGAAAACGGAAACCTTTTTACACCAAAACAAAGCGGGATGCACGATAGTATGATAGTCATTTTGAAAAACTAAATAGAGCTATGCACCCTAACATAGAATATGTATTTATAACTTCTTAGTATTAATAAAAACAACACTTAACGATGAATATTTCTGAACACATAGGTAAATTCGAGCAGGAAATGAAAAGACAAGGATATAGTAAAAACACTATCGAAAATTACTCATCTTGTCTTAATATTTTCTTTTCTAAATCTACAAAAGACCATCCAAAAAACATAAATGAAACGGATATAATGAATTTTTTATCTAATTGTGTTCAGATTAATACTCAAAGGAATTATCATTCTGCTATTAAGAAATTCTATGCTATTTGCTTACATCAAAAGGATAAATTCAAACACATTCCATACGCTAAACAAAGTAGAAAATTACCCATACCATTAAGTCAAGATGAAGTACAAAAAATGTTTTCAGTTTGCGAAAATCTAAAACACAAAGTAATTTTGAGTTTATTATATTCTTGTGGTTTGCGAGTTTCGGAGCTTATAAATTTAAAATGGAGTAATATTGACCGTAGCCGAATGATTATAAATATTATTGACGGAAAAGGAAATAAAGACCGACAAGTAATGCTCGATGCTTCTTTGATACCATTATTAGAAAAATATTATTATCAATATAGAACGGTTACTTATGTTTTATCTGGGCAGTTTTCAAATCAATATTCAGCCACAAGCGTAAACCAAGTTATGAAACAACTTGCAGAAAAAGCTAAGATTAATAAAAGAGTTTACACTCATTTAATGCGCCATAATTGTTTTACGCATTTAGTTGAAGCGGGTATTGATATAAACCTTATACAAAAATTAGCTGGGCATTCCAATGTTAAAACAACTTTGCTTTATACACATATCTCACACAATTTAATCAGTAAAATTCAATCTCCATTACAATCAATAAGACTATGAAACGACACACATCAACAACCCCACGTAAAGCTAATATGATATTTATCATTTGCTTAATTTTAGCAGTTATTCTATTTTCTACAATAGCGTCTGCACAAGATCGTTATTCAGTACAAATCACAACCGATAACGTAATATTCCAAAAAGGTATATTCTACGGAGGTGTAGAGTTTAATGCTGAGTTTAATAACCATATTTACGTAAGACCTCAAATTCATTACGCATATCTTACAGATGGTTATCTTGAAATTGCATCAGGTATAGGCTATAATATTGCCTATAATCGATGGAATTATAAATCAGGCATAAAGTTAGGTGTTATCAATCGAGCTGCTACATATCCTATATTTGGAGTTGAAGGAGCTATTGAATATCATTTTACAGAAAAGTTTGGTATAGGTTTACGAGGTAGTTATGATGCTAGGGGAGATGCTGTTTTTTACGATGGGAATAAATGGGTTTATAATAGTCAGGTGTATTTAAAATTTGTATTATAAATTATACTATCTTTGTAACTGCGTATTAAATTAAACAATAAATAAGAAAACCCGATAACTGGAATTATCGGGTTTCTTTTTAATCAACTTAACTTGTCAATTATCACATTATTTTCTTCTAATATTTCTGCTATTTTTTCAAAGACTAAATCTAAAGCTCCATTGTCATCTCCATCAAATTGATATTTTATTTTCTTTCTTAGGTTATAGGAAATCTCAAACAACGCATCAAACATACCATTTGCGTTATTAAATAGGTTGTAATCCCGTAAATCTGCTTCTCTTTTTAAATCGAGTTTTATTATTACTTTTGCCATTTTATTTAGGTTTTATCATATCGTTAAAAAACTCCATAAATGAATTGTCTATTTTAGGTTCTGGAATAAATTCTTGAATTTCTACCGCATTTTTAATATGCTCACGAACTTTTACTTTTGCCTCAGTAATATTTTCCGCTTCGACTTTATATTTAAAGTCGATGCCTTTTAGTGTACAAATAAAATTATATACCATCTTATTTTTATTTAGGTTTATTACCCCATCTTCATCGGTATAGCAATAGGTAATGTTCCTTTATTTAAAACTACACCGCAACCGATAGCAGGTTTTTTAAAGTGTTTTCCGTATGCCATTGCATAACTTTTAACATCGATTCCACAACCTACTTGCATTCCCCAAACGATATAATTTGCACCTACTAGAAATTCGCTGTATAATTGGGTGTGTAAATGCCCCTGTACTTGGCTTTGTAACTCGCTTTTAATTCTATTTCTTGCAGTTCCGCCCTCTCCGTGATTAAAGTTTATTCCATTAAAAACTATATTCTCCACAAAATTCCAGCCCTCAGTATTTAAAACATCTTTATAATATCTAATCCACCGTTTAGAAACCCCAGAACTATATGCCTTACGATATACTAACCTATCGTGATTACCTATAATAACAGTCGCTTTTGGGAATGTATGATACCAATCTGAAATCATATCAATAGCCCTGTCTAATTCCTCTCCAGCACTATATCCGTCTGGGTCTGTTTCGTGATAACTTGAAAAATGATTATCGATAACATCTCCTATAAATATAACAGTTCCGCAATCGTAAATTTCTTGTTGCTCTCTACAAAATTTCAAATAACCTTTTTTAGTAAATGGAGCGTGTAGATCTCCAATTACTAAAATATTATCAGGGTTGCCGTTTAAATAAGGCTCAATAGCTAAATGTTTTTTAAATGTTTCACCGCTATAAATAGGCGTATCTGTAACTATTGGGATTCCGTATTCTCTAATTATTGCTATATGCTTTCGTAGTCTTTCTATTTCATTGGGTTTTCCCTCTGGGTAAATTGTTTTTGCTAATTTTGTGTTATTTGGTTCGCATTCTAAATTTTGTAATATGGCTTGATTAAAACTATCATATTTACTCATTATTTTTTTTGTTAGTTTATAATAAAACTTACTTCGATAGTAAGTAGATACTTCCTCCTAAAATCCCTATTGCTGTTACTTTCCAAATATTCTTTTTGACCTTTTCAGATTTGACAGATTTTGTCAAATTCTTTTCTATTTCTAAATGATTACCAATGATATTATCTTTTTCGACTATGATTAAAGACTTATTTTTTATAATCGTATCTTTAACTTCTCCCTTTTTCTCCTCAAGTTTTAATTGTACCTTAAACAAATCTAATTCAGCTTTAAACCCATCTCTTTCAATTACCTCAACTATATTCTTTTTCGCTAAAGTATCAGATAAAGAAACTCCATATTTTGTGATTACAACCGGTAACTTATAACGGTTTTGATAGTAGTTTGCAATCCCTTTAGTATTTAAACTTCCAACCGCTTCAACTTGTACTTTAACTTCTTTTACAATAGTTACTATCTTTGTTTTTTCACGTTGTTTTAGTTGCTCTAATACAATTAAACTATCGTTTAAAGTATTTATACGTGTTGCGTATTTTTCGTTCTTTAAATCGCTTATTTTGATTTCTTTTTTAAGACTATCATTTGCTAATTGTACTTTTTGATTATTAGTACAAGTGCTTAGAATGATTATAGATAGTAATACTATTATTGCATAAGGTATTACTTTATTCCAGTTTATAGAATATGGATTGAATTGTATCATAAATTTTTATATTTAGTTAATAATTGTTTTCTATGCTCAATTCCGTTTAAACCTCCGTTTATACGTTTGGTTATTCCAATAATATCATCTTTATCAGCCAAAGCATTTAACCCTTTTAAGTTCCAAAACCATAAAGCACTAATCATTGCGTTTGCTTCTTCGAGTAATAAATCAGGATTTTTAAAACAATCTAAATCCGTATCGTTTGCTAATCTGAAATAGTTTTCTTTACCTGTAATTTGAATGAAACCACGCCCTCTATATTTCCATCCCTCTCCGCTTTCTTCATTTCCGTTACCCATTCGGTTTGCATAAACCTTATTAGCAATCAATAAAGGTTGTCTTTCATATCGTAAACTATCAGCAGGAGTTGGGAAGTATTTTTTAAAGGTAGTTGATAATCCTTTAGCAGAGTAACTTAAATTTTCACTAATTGGCTTTAATCCTGATTCGTGTTCTATCTGAGCCATAAAATGAGCTAAACGTAATTTTGTGTTAATTCCGTTTTGCTCTAAAAGTGTTTTGTATTTTTGTTGTAGATTCATTTCGTACTTTCAGTTTTATATTTTCGTTCTTCTCTATTTGTAACAAAAGTTTGTCCTACATAATTTGTAATCATTAGCCCTAAAATAATTCCAACTCCAACTTTTATTAAATCATAAACAACCGCTTTATCTTCTTGCTTTCTTAAACGTTCAGGAACGTCTTTGAATCTGTCAATTGAATTTTTAGTGTCAATCGAAAAATATTTCAATTCTTCTAAAGATAACTCAATCCCTCCAAATTTTTCTTTATAATATCCGTGATGTCTTTCTAATGCATCTTGTCTACTTTCTAATTTTTGAATTGCTAAATCGTGGTCGTGACAATTTGTATTTTTAGGTAAAGCCATTTTATTGTATGTTTATTCAAAGGTAAAAAATTTTTCTTACAAAATTACATTTCTACTTTATTTGTTAGTTTTTTATCTACAACTGAAACCCCGATTAACAACCCTAAGAAAATAAGTAAAGAATCGAATATATCGATTGCATAACGATTAACTTCTTTGTCTAATATCTTATCAGAAATTACAATAAATGTGCCTAGTGCTAAAGTAAATATCAACACTACTAAAGCATAAACTCTTTTTTGTGAGTAGATAGATTTCTCTTTTAAAATGTCGTTAAATATTTTCATAATATTAAGTATTAAAATAAATAGGATTCTCTTTTTTTATGACCTCAACATCCCTTCTGAAATCGATTATTAACTGATTAAACTCTTTTGGTGTCATTGGCTGTTTTAGCAAAGCCATATATTTATACCTCATTTGAGATTCTAAAGGTGTTCTTTTTACTCGTTTAGCGTTTGTCATTTCTTTATCTCTTTACTCATATAAATTGTAGTATTCTCTATACTCCCATAGCCTACTGTAATCTCTCTAGGAACTACTATTGTAATCAATATTTTTCCATTTGTTGTTGGTAATCTATACCATTCATCGACTTTAAGACCTGCGTTAAGTGCTTCATCGTTGTTATTAAACTGTTTTAAGTCTGGAGCATACTTTTTATTTGCGATTAAATCAACTGTCGTAGTAGGCAAAACTCGTTTTATAACTACAATAGTTTTGTATTGCGTTTGTGCAAATGATAGTGTTGTGAATAGTATTAGTATTAGCTTTTTCATTAATAAATAGCCGACGTATAAGTGTCTAATATATAAGAAAAACTATTCTTTTTTAAGCCAAATATTTCTCGTTGTACTAAATTCATTTATCAATGCTTTTAAATGCGTGGTTTTTATCGATTTTATCTAAAATCCAAACTAATATTTTACCCGTTTTTGAAAGGGTGTTATCCCTTTCGTTTTTTCCTAAAACTCCTGATATAGTTTCTTTTAAATCTCCAAAATAATGGCCATTTTCAGTTTTTAAAGTTTTATTTAAAAGCGTTCTAAACTCCCGATTTCCAAACTTATCTAAGTTGATTGCAGAACTTTTGAAATACCCCGATTTATTTTTAACAACTAAATAATTGATAATGGATAAAGGCAAAAACAAAATATATGCTATAATAAACAATAGAAATCCCATTATTTTTTATCAGGTGTAAACTCCCAATCATTTGGACTTAAACCGTAAATTGTTGTTCCCGTCGGCAGTAAATTAGTTTGGGTATCAATCATCAAAGCTATTTGTCTTTTTTTCCACTCCTTTTCAGTTTTAGAAAGTCCAGTTAGCATTGGTTGAAAATTTTCTTCGATATAAGCATCTAAACCGTCTATTTGTGCGTTGGTATAAAACACTTCCTTTGCATTGTTGATTACCAATTCGTCTCCAACTTTCGCCCAGTCATTGACTAAATAATTAGTGCCTAAATCGGTTGTCATTAAGGGTCTTACTTCTACTAAAATAATACCGTTTTTGTCATTTCTTGCCCCGTAAACAATAGGCTGTTTTGTCTGTATCATAATTAATAAGTTATCATTAAAATCCCAGTGCTTGTTCTGTAAAATTGTCCCGCAACTAAACCTCCTGAAAGTGCCGCTGTATTATCGGCATAAGTTGGCATTGTGGTAAGTTTCAAATATCCGTTTTCGTCGATTTCCATACGCAAAGTTTCAACTTGCATATCTGTTCCGCTTGTTGTTTTTTGGCCAGTGTACGCCCTCCATCTACTTTGACCTGTTCCTTTACCAACTCCAGCTGCAGATTTAAACGACCCTCCGTCAAGATTTGGCGATCCAACTGTATAATTGATTTGCAAATAAAAGCCGTAGTATTCACCTGATAAATAAACGTTGCCGTTGGGAATTACATCAATTACAAACCATGCTAAGGAAGTTGTTAACAATGAACTGATGTCAACATAAGACCCAGTTTCGTTTGTTTGTTTCCTAATAACATTTGAATAATAACAAACATAAACATCACTATTAGCCAATGATACAGCTACAGAAGTTGGCACGCTTGAACCTGTTGAAACTAAATTAAAAGCACCTGATTCAGAAGTTTGTTTGTAAAGATTATCACTTCCTATTACATAAATGTTATTTCCATTTGAAATAGATATAGAGTTGTAATTTCGTGCTGTTAATCCCTGAGCCGTAAAAGCACCTGTTAAAGCTGTTTGTTTGTGTAAATCACCTGAAACAGTTGTTGTAGCATATAAATTACCGCTTGCAGAATAAGCTATATCTGTCCAATTCCTGTTTACTAATTCATAAGCGATCAAAGTTCCTGTACCGCCTGGTAGTTTGTAAATATAACCTCCATAAACAACTACATAAACATTTGTACCGTCTGAACATAACCCCCTGTAATCCCTTGTTGTTTGAGCCATAGACACAAAAGCACCCGCACCACCTGTTTGTTTCCAAAGTTGATTGCTTGCTGTATAAAAGACATCGCCGTTAGAAGTTCCGCAAAATCCTTTTGGTATATTTCCAGCGACTAAATTAAAATTGCTATTTGGTACAAAATTTACCGTTCTACCTGCTTCAAATTTTATATCACGACCTTTTGTATTATTGTCTGAATCTTCAACACCTACAACTCTATCGGCTTGGTTTCCTAAAGTAATATCTTTTGTGGGTGTATTTACCGTTCCAATACCAAAAAAAGTTCCGTTATCAAATAACCTTGAAAGTCCAATTGTAGTTGCTGTTAAGAATTTTGACAAGTAATTTACCGTTCCTGATGGAGTGTTCATTTTTCCAGAGTTTACCCCTGCTATATCTGTTAAATCCGCAAGCGTTCCATCACGATTTTGCAAAGTGTATGTTCTAGCCACTGTATTGGAATTTGTAAAAAATGAAGTAAATGTGTTGGCAACGTTTCGAAGCCCGAACATTCCGGAAAGAAAAGTTTTTAATCCTGAAACTGTTTGAGCATTGGCAAGCACCATATCTCCGCCTCCGCTACTAACAGTCATATCCCCACTACCTAAAA